ATAATTGTACCAACTAATCCAGTATTCAAACTTTCAACAATATCACCAAGGCGATAGATAAATCCATTGACATATTGCTCACGCAATCCTCTTTGATCATATTTGGGAGCAATCTCCCACATCTCAGCAACTTCTGCTTTCTTTTTCTTGACACCCATCCCAGCACGGACTGCATCAAAAAGTGCCTGAGTATCACCATCATCTAATTCCTTTGGTGTGCCACTACGGAATGCTTTGAAGTCACCATCAACAACAGCCTTTCTCATCTTGGATGCCGACATACCCTCAACACCTTCAGCATCTGCATCTCTCACGCCAGCAGAGATTACACGAATGTTCTCGAAGTCATACAGATCACCATTATATTTGGTTGCCAGATTTTCAAACTCAGATTGACGATCAGAACCTACAATGATATTTACATTACGATAACCCTGTTCATCTGCTGTAGTAAGTACATTAAAGATAGATTTCATCTCTTCATCATTAACTATGTTCTCCTCATAATCAGGGAACATTTTCTTCATAAACGAAACCTTCATATCAGGATCAAGAGGGTTCTTCTTAGCATCCTGTGAACGTGAAGGATAGATCTTCATATCTTCGCCTGCTGATGCTTTCTTGGCCGCGGCAAGTAATTTTCCATGACCTACAGTAGGAGGATTGAAACGACCAAATGCAACAGTTAGAGTCTCTGTAGTTTCTCCAGAAGTTTGATCTCCCTCACCTGCTTCTGCTTTCTTCGTGCCAGTCTCTTTTTCTTCAGGTTTTTTAGTCTTTGCTTCAGGTTCTGCTTGTGCTGCTCTTGGTTTTGCACTTGGTTCATCCGGTGCCTTTGCTTTCTTCTTATCTACAAACTTTAACTTACCATCTTCTGTGGTCGCAACAAACTTACCCTTAGAGTCTAACCAACCTCCATGGCCATCACTTTTTAAATTCAGTTTTTTCGCCTGCATCGACGCTTGAGATTGCGCCTCGTTCAGGAACTGAAATAAACTTTTCATTGATATTGGACTTTCCTTATATTGTATTTAGTGTTTGTAAGATTAATAAATTTTGTAATGCACAGATGATTTATCAGTTTGAGAAGATGCATAGAGATACATTTCCTTAACAGCACGATTTGCTTCTGATTGAGGAAGACTCATTAACCACTTTAAAAGTCTCAATCCCGCTAACTTACTATATTTCCATGAAGCATCTTTATTACGAATTTCTGCCTTTGCAGTTTTTGCATTCCAACCCTTTGGTTTGGGATTAAGATCATTCATAATATCATAAATTTCTTCATTAATCTTTTGCACTTTATTAGATTGAGGTTTGCAATCATTAAATGAAGGTTCATCAGGAACACGTTTAGAAAAACCAGCAGCAGTTAAAAGATTTCTCATTACTTGCCCTTGAATCTTTCCTTGAGCAGCAAATTCACCTTTAATTTCTAACTTCCAATCTCCTCTATTAGTTCCTGCAAAATTTCTTGCCTGAAAACTATCCTTAGTCTTACTTCCTCCTGGTGCAAAAACAAAATATACGTCCATAGCAGAAAATGCCGTCAACTCTCCCAAAGTTTTATTCTTAATGAACCGAACTTTTTTTGCTTTATTAAGTTGCTTTGTGTTAGGAGGATTCATCGTAGTCCATCTGGCAGTTGGACCAAGTTTCTTCAAAGATAATCCAATGAATCCTTTATCTTGAAACTTTGAAGCAATGTATTCATTTAAACAGTCTATGGTATTTTCTTCTTTTAATTTATTAACAATTGCATTCTTTTCATCTGATTTGATCATCCAAATGTCAGAGGGATTCCATTTATCTTCATTATCTGGTGCAGTCGGACTGTTTTTCTTTACTCTCGTAAAAGCTTTCTTAAGTGCGCCATCATCGACAATTTTATCTCCCCTCAAAAACTCATACCCACTTCCACCTATTTTATCATAAATTTTATTAGCACCTAAAATAAATGCATCTTTCCATTCTTGCTCAAGACCAGTAATCTCTTCTATTTTGACTTCTTTGTTACAATCCACATACTTCATGCCTTCCTCAAAGTCAGCATCCGTTAAACATTTTGAAATGTTTTTAGGATGACACTCAAGGGGTTGATTCTTAAGATACCTGATAGCAACAAATAACGCTTGACCAACTTCTTGAATTTTTGTTTTGGCAGCACCACCACCAGAGCCACCAGCGTTAGTTGGTTTAACTAATATCCTAATTACCTGTGGTTTATTACCGGAATATTTGACTACAACATCAAATTGCTCGGAGTCGGGTCTTGTTTTTGTGCCACTCCTTACTTCTACAAAATCACCAAAATCACCTTTGTCTAAAACTCCATTTAAATATTCAACAATCTCGTCTCTAATAGCAGTTCTTCTACTTGGATTAACATGAATCTTTGCCTTAAAAAGAACTGCCTTGGTTGTATCAGGATCTTCATCAATATCTTTTTGATTGACACTCATAGGAATAGGTGTTGTTTCTACACCACGAGTGCTATCAACCGCTTTCAAAATGACTCCTAAAGGACCTTCAAGAT